GAAGTACAACTCAAAGTATTACGCAAAATACCTGGACTAAAGTTCAATTTGATACAGAGGTTTATGATAATCAATCTGAATTTGATAACACTACCAATTATAGATTTACAGCAAAGGTAGCCGGTGTTTATAACGTTACTTCTATGGTTACCTTGGATAATCTTCCAGACACTTATACAGCGCTTATTGCTATATATCTTAATGGTACCATCGCATTTTATGGCACAAGCTACGGAGTGGGGGCTATTACTGATGCAAAGTCAGTCGTGACTTTACCACTTAAACTTGCTGTTGGTGATTATATCGAAATATGTATTTTTCAAAACTATACCGCAGCCCTAAATGTAATCGCGGGAGGGGCTTTTTCATACCTGGCAGTTCAAAAGATAACCGCTGCCTCTGAGCATGGCTCAGCACATGAGAACTCTTCGTACGTGATGGTGTCAGAACATCAATCATCAGGAACAAATGGTGGTGGTTTTACATCAGGTGCTTGGCGAACACGAGTAATAAACACAGAGGACAGTGATCCAGACGGAATATGTTCTATTTCCTCAAATCAAATAACATTAGATGCTGGTACATATGAATGTCGTATTTCTGCACCAGCGTATAAAGTAGACAAGCATGCACTTCAATTGTACAATGATACAGATTCGGAAATAGTATTAGTAGGACAAAATTCATTTTGTGATGATGGTGATAACACCCAAACGAGAGCACACCTATCAGGACGATTTACAATTGCAGCAAGTAAGGCATTAGAAGTTCAACATCAATGTACAAATGATCAAATCACATATGGTTTAGGCGTAGGTCATAGTTTTGGTGTTAATATTTACACTATAGCCGAGTTCTGGAAAATTTCAGAGGACGGCTCGGGTTCTGGATCTGGCTTTAGTTCAAGGGTAAGTGTGTATCTTGGAACAAATCAAACAGGCGTGGTAACCGCAACCTGGACTAAAGTTGAATTGGACACAGAGCTTTTTGACGGCCTTGGTGAATTTGACAAGGATACAAACCACAGATTTACTGCTAATACTGCCGGATACTATCAGATTAATGGTTGCGTTGGACATGAGGGCATGGGGGATGCAGACACAGTGCAAACAGCTATTTATGTAAATGGTTCTCGTATAGCACATGCAACCATAGATACTGGCGGCACATCTTCTCCCGGCATACCTATTAGCAAGTTGGCTTATTTAGCCGCAAATGATTATGTTGAGCTTTGGGGCCGGCATACGTTGGGTTCAAATGGTGCGTTTGATGCCGGAGCAGCTGAAACATATTTAACAGTTCACAGAGTATCTTAAAGAGGATAAATAACTATGGTAAACGTAGAAAAAATTTTAGGGACTACAGCAAGTAATTTGTCTAAAATAATGGGAATAGATGTTTCTAATTTAGATAAATTTATGGGGATAACCATATCATCTGGGTATTCTCCTCCACAAGGAGATGCTGTAAATTTTACTTTTACTGGATCTTACACACCGCCTAGTAGTGGTGGTGTAGATCTTTTTGATTAAACTAGGAGAAAAAACATGCCAGTTACTCATGTAATATCGGGAACAAGTGCAAAAGATGCTAGAGTTTTTGTTTATACAGCGCCTGACTCTACTTCAGAATACGAAGAGTTTTTAGGATATAAAGATATAACAGCTGGTGACTATTCAATAGTTATACCTGAAACTCGGCCTGACCCTATTTTGGATGATGATTTCAATGGTACTAACGGCGATCCGCCAGATTCTACTATATGGAATATTTCACAGGGAGATCCTGTAATAGACAATAATGATTTATATTTAGAGCATGTAGCTAGTAGTGGGGTTACTCATGAAATAAAAAGTACTTTTACACTTACTGGAAATTTTCAAATCGATTTACCTTTTGATTTGACTGGGCAAAATAATACTAATGGATGGTATTTACAATTAAGTGTAATTGATGCAGCAGGACAAAATGGCGGCAGAATTTATGCAAGGTACGGTAGACGTGTTCGAACTTTTAGTGTAAGTGGAGGCTCGGATACTCAAGAGGGCGATTTGAATATGGGCGCCTCTTGGAATAGTGCTGGTGTGAGACTTTCTAGAAGTGGTTCAAGTTGGACATCCGGGCGAAAAAGTGGGGCCACTTGGTATAATAACATAGGGCATAATTTTACCGGTACTACTAATGATGTAAAAGTAGAAATAAAATCTTGGCATAATGTGGGGTTGCCTGCGTTTGATCCGCACGTAACGTATATGTATACTGTTACTGGTGACCCAGTTCTTTCTGGGGCTGTTATGCTAAATATTTTTGCGACCGTTACCGGAACTGGTGAAACATCTTGTTATGGATCAGTAGAAGCCGCGGAGAGCACAGAATCAGTAAATTTGAATGAATATCCGTGGCCATAAAATAGAGGGAAACTATGGGTAATGTTAAAATATCAGGAACAACAAATCAAAATGCTAGGGTTAGTGTTTTTACCGAGCATGAATACTTAGGGTATAGAGATATTAGTGGGTCTTATTCTATAGTTATGCGCCATCCACAACCTTACATAGCTACTTTAGACGATACTTTTAGTGGTACAAATGGAGCCCCACCAGATGCAGATAGATGGCAAATTTTACAAGGAAGCCCTGAGATACAAAGTAATAATTTATATTTAGATCATGTGGCTATTAGTGGGACAATTAGACATGAGATGAGAAGTAGGTATGTACTTAGTGGAAATGTCAGAATGGAAATGCTTATTGATCTAACTGGTCAAAATAATTCTAGTAATTGGTATCTCCAAATAAGTATATTAGATCTAGAGAGGCAAAACGGAGGACGTATTTACGTGCGTCAAGGTCGATATATCCACACCATTAAAGTAGTAGATGGTGTAGAAACTGATATGGGTAATATATTTATGGGAGCCGCTTGGAATTCTGCTGGCATAGCGTTACGTAGGGATGGGGATCATTGGTATTCACTCAGATGGAGCCCCGGTTGGAGTAATAACATTGACCATGATTGGACGGGTGGTTATACTGGTAATGTAAAGGTAGAAGTAAAATCTTGGCATGGTGATACCCTTCCAGCATTTGATCCATCCGTAACATCTGTGGATGTGGACTATGGTACACCAGTAGTTTCTGGAACTGGTAGTGCAGATATGCACCTTTTCGCAACCATTACTGGAACTGGCGAAACATTATCTTATGGAAAAGTAACAGCTATAGATACCGGAGATTCTGTGAATTTAACTGAATGGCCTTCGCCCTAATATCTAGCAAAATTATAAAAATATTCTATAATATAGATAGTAAATCTTTAGAATTATGGAGGAATTATTTATGAGTGTGCCTTATGTGATTGAAGGAGTAGGAAATAAGGAAAAAGTATATGATTTATATTCAAGGCTTTTAAAGGATAGGATAATATTTATAGGCAAAACTTTTACGGAGGATTTAGCTAACTCAGTAGTGGCTCAATTACTATTTTTAGAAGCAGACAATCCAGATAAGGACATTATAATGTATATAAATAGTCCAGGTGGATACGTGTCTGCTGAAATGGCTATTTTTGATACTATGAATTACGTGAAACCTGATGTGAGCACTATTTGTGTTGGTCAGGCTGCCAGCGCAGCTGCATGTATTTTAGCGTCTGGAGCTAAGGGAAAAAGGCGTGCATTAAAGAATGCCAGAATCATGCTGCACCAAGTTTCCGGCGGAGCTAGTGGTCATATAGAGGATATGAAAATAAGGGTGCAAGAAGCCGAGTTTTTGAACGAGAAAATGATAGAGGAGCTGGCTAGAATTACTAAAAAATCGGTCAAAAGAATTAGACAGGATTTAGATAGAGATTGTTATATGAGTGCAGAAGAAGCTAAAAAATATGGAATTATTGATGAAGTTCTAGATATGAGAAATTAATATGACAAGAATCAAATATAATAAAGAGAAACCTGGACGAATCCTTAGTCGTGGCGGCCCTCGTGACATTCAATTGCGACAGCGTTTGGTACAAGAGCAGAGAGCTAAGCGTACAGTGGAAGCAGAAAGCGGGTTACATCCCACTATGGTAGGCCCCGGAACTGAAAAGCCCAAAGAACCAGAAGTAGACCTGTCTCAATATTTACCTTTGGGTGAAGTCAAAGCCAGGATAGAAGCTGCTGTTGAATTTACTAGAGAGTCCGAAAAAGAAAGATATGAAAGTGGTTTGAGAAATTTAAATGATCAGCTTAAAGAAGTCAGAAAAAAAGCTAAAAGTGCTGAAGAAAAATTAATTAATGCACACGCTGATATTAACAGATTAAAAACTCAATTAGTTGAAACTCCAGATATTTCTGAAACAGCTAGGCAAAAGCTTACAGAAAAAGATTTAGAAATTATTAAACTTACATCAGAACTATCGGCGAAGGAAGAATTATTAAAAACTAAGGAAGATATATATACTAATTTACAAGTAAAAATGGATAAAATATATGAACGTATATCTGATGGGTCTATACAATCCCTTGTTGGTAAGAATCGTCCAGAACTTGAAGATAAAATTTTTATAGATCCTATAGAAAAGAAAGAAGAACCTAAGTTAGATTCCCACATAAACATAAAGGAAGAAAAATCAGTGAATGAATCGTCAGGTAGGGATATGGATGGCGACTTAGTTAAACTGCGGAATTTATTGAAATTATAAGGAGGGAATTATTATGAGTATTAAAGGAGTAGGACTAGATATAGGAACTAACATGTTAGTTTCGGCTATGATGAACGAAGAAGGAAAACCGGTTTACAAAAAACAACGTGACGCTTTTTTCAGGATAAGCCCCAAGTCAGAAGTTAATCGTAAGAGTATTAAGATGTCTTTAGAGGGTCGTAAAGCTAATTTTATTATAGACGGCAACGATTTTATTGTAGTTGGAGAAGATGCTTTACATATGGCTAACGAGAGAAATTTGGAAGCTAGGCGTCCTATGAGAAGAGGGGTATTATCTCCTAGAGAAAAGGCGTCTTTACCTATGATTAAACTTATTATTCAAAGTTTAATAGGACAAGGTTTAGAAAATGATAAACTTATTTTTTCTATTCCTGCCGAACCTATTGACGGTGATTTTGATATTTTTTACCACGCTGAAATGATGAAAACATATTTAAGAGAGATGGGGTTTACTCCAGAACCTTTGAATGAGGGGTTTGCAATTGCTTTTTCGGAGTTGCTGGATGATAATTTGACCGGTATGTGCCTCTCTTTTGGGGCAGGAATGGTCAATTCTGTAGTTTGTTATGAAGGCGACCCTATAGTTCAATTTTCATTAACTAAAGGCGGCGACTGGATAGATAGCTCTGTTGGCAAGGCTTTGGATTTAAACGCTTCTCTAGTTCAGATTGAAAAAGAAGAAGCTGTAGTAGATTTATTGAAGCCTGAGGGCAAAATTCAAGAAGCTTTAGTAGTTTATTATGATGTTTTAATGAATTATGCTTTGGATAACATTGCTTACGAATTGGAGAGGTCTAAACTTCCAGCATTTAGAGAACCGATTCCCATTGTAGTTTCTGGCGGACTGACTTTAGCTGATAATTTTGTTGAAAAATTTATAAGTGAAGTTGCCAAGAAGCAATTTCCTTTTCAAATAAAAGGAATTCGTCGAGCTAAAGACCCTATGACTTGTGTAGCCCATGGGTGTTTAATGGCCGCCGTTTTATAATAGTTATCTAGCAAATTTAGTAAAATATTCTATAATATAGATGAGTGCCCTATGGGCCTCAGTAATTTAATTGGGAGGAGGTTTTAGTATTATGTCAGATGAAAGAGTGAGTGGAACTGTGAAGTGGTTTAATGCTGAGCGTGGTTATGGGTTTGTACTGAAAGATGGAGATGAAGCTAATGAATATTTTGTTCACTACTCATACATCCAGATGGAAGGTTATAAAACTCTTCGAGCTGGGCAAGATGTTACCTTTGCATTGATCGAAACTGACAAAGGTATACAGGCGCAAGAAGTAATTCCCGAGTAAAGGAGATTATTCATGCTTTTGGCAGAGGCAATTAGGGAAAAGGATTACATAAAAGAGTCTATAGACAGTCTTGAGGAGTATTTATACTCTCTCATGGTTGTTCAAGATAAAACGGAATTTAAAATAAATAAAACCTTAATTGAAGGTAGATTGGAAGAATTAAAAGAATTGTATAAGAAGTACCAACAGTTTTCCGTTACTATAGCGAGGGCAAAGGCGAAAGCCTCAATTAAGGTCAACGACACTAAATTAAGTTTATTAGATGCAACAGCTGTTCGAAATGCGATGGATTCCAAGTTGGAGACTTTTGAAAACTTGATGGCCGGCGCTTATGAAAAGAACAGGATAGGTATCTTGTGTATTGATATGGATGAATTGTTTAAAGAGATAGAAAATATCAAAATAGATATTAAAACTCTTGAGTCCGAAATAGAATATGCATATTGGAATATAGAGGTTTCCTAATGCTTTTTAAGTATTGGATAGAGTTTGATGAAGATGGGGAAATAAAAACATTCTATAAATCAAAATATGAATGTGAAGTTCCCTGTGAAGAATACATAGTAAAATTAATTCCTATAGACAGAAAGAATGAGGAGCTGGCCAAAGAAGCTGACAAAGCTACTGAATCGGCTAAACGCGTTGTTAGTGGAATTAAAAAGTTGGACACGGAAGTCCACAAAGCTATTAAAGATTTAAGGAGACTTAAGATATGATTATAGGTATACATGGAAAGGCAAGATCTGGAAAAGACACTTTTGGAAAATATTTAATGGAATGTTTAAAGGAAAGGCATGATAGAAATTTTAGACAAGAAGCTTTTGCTACACAACTTAAAATGATGTGTAAAGAGCATTTTGAATTATCGGACGACCAGTTGTGGGAAAGAGGAAAAAATATTCGAGAAATACCAGATAATAGATTTCGTAAGTCTGGATTTCCACACGGGCATTATTGGACTCCCAGAGAAATAATGCAGGAGTTAGGCAGTTTTTATCGGCGTATAGATTATGATTTTTGGGTTAAAACTCTTGACAGATATTTGAAAAAGACTGGTCTAGAAAATGTGATAATTACAGATGTCAGGCATGTAAATGAATGTGAGTTTGTAAAAAATAACCAAGGCGTTTTGATTAAGGTTGTCAGAGAAAGTGCGGATAAAATACATGGAATGCAGCACGAATCTGAAACCGCTCTCGATGATAGGCCAGCGGGTTATTTCGACATAGAGATAAATAACAGTGGTACTTTAGAAGATTTATTTAGTGCGGCTGAAGACACGTCGGACATGATTATTAGATTAGAGAACTTGATAAAAAAAGGGAGGATTGTAGAGGATGGCAAAGAATAAGGGATTGAATATTAATATTATGCCCGAGGAAATAGTCGGGTCAGAAATCGTCAAAAGTGGTGATTACAAGTATGCCAGTGTAGGAATCAAAAGAGGCGACAATGAGTATATGAGAATTTCTTACGAATGGAAGGGCGATGGGGTGCCTGAGTTCGTAATGGGGATTATGAGTTGGATGCAATCTAACAAAGAAGAAATTGATAAAGCTAAAGAAGAGGGTGCTGATGAGTATGCGGCCCTAAAGGAGAGAAGCTAATATGGCACTGCCCGAGTCTGCATTTCAAAGACCATACTGGATTAGAATAAAGTATGAAGCTACACTTTCCAGAGACGATAGTTTGCGGTTTGCTAATATGGATGTGCAATATAATAACCAACCTAATCGTCATTGGAGAAATAAGCCTCAACCAGGGCATAACGCCCAGAGTCCAAGTATAACTGTAGATAGGGTTAATTTGAGTACAGACGTCCCATACATTCGTGCACGGTAATGTTGGGATTTTTTGTCGAAAGGAGCATTACGGATGAATTATAAGGAAAGATTGATTACATTTGAGGATGAATTGAATCTTATATCTAATCCAAAGATTAGAGAATTTACAGAGGAGTGTATTAAAAGATCACCAGATTATGTATTTGAAGATTGCCCTTCAAGTTCAACTGGTAAATATCACCCCATTGATGAATTAAGTTCGGATGGAACTATTATTCACACTAAAAGGGTGTTTGCTTTGGCGTATGAACTGAGTCGTGGTCTTGACTGTGAACATAGTAGAGACGAGATATGCGCAGCAGCGCTTTTGCATGACATGGCAAAACGGGGGTTAAAGAGTTCTGAGCATACAGTAAAGGACCATCCTCAGATAATGGCCAAGCTAGTGGCTGAGATTTATAAGGAAAAATTTAGAGATAAATTTAGCAGAGAATCGGCCCTAAAGATTTATTATGGTATTTTCTACCATTATGGTCCATGGACTCATTCGTCAGTTAGAAAACCTCTTTCTGAATATACACCGGAAGAATTGTGTGTATACGTTGCTGATTATGTTAGTAGTAAGAAATTTATATGTGTAGATTACAAAAGGAAGGGTAATTAAAAATGGGTTCGGAACTAAGTCCCGGAGCCACTCCACGTAGATGGGTTCCGGAAGGTGGAATAAAAAAACATAACGAAAAAATTCGTAGAGAAAGTAAGATAGCTGATGACTATAAAAAGCTACCTTTTGAGTTTTCTAAACCGCCCAAAGAGAAAAGACACGAATGGTTCGAATGTGTTGAATGTGGGAGAATAATTTCAGCTCCTATAAATACTATTATGTACGCTTGTCCTGATTGTAAAAAAGCGACTAAGGTCGAAAGGATAAAGGAGTGAATTATGGGTACATGGCATGTATGGACTATAGTCCAACAAAGACACAAAAGAGTGAAAGATTTTTTGGAAAATTTAGAGGGAGTTGAGGAGCATTTTTACCCTACAGTAATTAAAGAATATGAAACTAAGTTGGGCAGAAAGACTAGGGATGTTCCTTTATTTAGTAATTATATATTTGTTAAATATGAGGACAGTAACTTATTACACGCCAGAATAGAAGCTAATCCCTGGATAAAGGACTGTTTGGGCAAGTGTTCTCAGAAGGAAATGGAAGATGTTTTAATATTGTCTAAGAAGAAATATGAGGATTTAGTCCCCAGTAGTGAAGTACAGAAAGGGCATAGTTATAAGTTAATAAGTACCCCATTTAAAGACATGACTTGTACTGTAGTAGAAATTGACGGGGATAAATTAGTTGTAGCTGTGGAATTATTTGGATCGGATAGACTTATAAAATGCTTAATTAATGACATAGCTTTGGAAGGGTAAATATATGGGAGATGAGATTAAAATTAATAAAAGAAGAGGAAGACCTTTTGGGCATAGATTAAGCAAAGAGACTAAAGATAAAATAAGAACTAGGAGATTAGGTACGCACCATTCTCAAGAAACTAAGGATAAGATATCTAAATCTTTAATAGAATACTTTAAAAAAAGAGATTCTTTGGCGGCCAGTATTGAACATGAATATAGCTATGTGTCGGAAGAAGCTGCCAGTTGGGTGTATGATAACAGAGATCTTATTGATGAAACAGAACACGTTATGACTGCGAAAAGACTTACTTATTTGAAACAATTAGAATTATGTTTAGGTAATGACATAGAACATCTTTTTGGGCACAGTGCTACGCCCGAGTTTTTATTAATGCTGAAGGAGGAAATTACAGAACTTTTTGGCAAGGACAGGGTTAAAGAATTATGTTCTTTAATATAGGAGATTAGAATGGTAAAGGGAAAGAGGGGCAGGCCAAAAAAAGTACCAAAATTTAAAGATTTGTTGAGAAAAACTATACCGGCATCTGATATATTCGATCCGGATGAGTTGGCTACTTATGAGGCATTAGTAGGAATTTATTTAAAAGACTTCGATGAATCTCAATTAACTGCTAATGATATGGATGATATCATGTCCATAGCTATGAACAGAGTTCTTGAGATAAGATTATTAAAAGCTAGTAAGGGCGATGCTACTATGCAGATAGATGCTTCTACTGCCATAGAGCGCCTGAGAAAGCAAACGGAAAAATTAAAGGAGAATTTAGCTTCTAGACGAAAGGATCGTATAGATCCTAAAAAGTATAGTGGTTTTTCCATAGTTGATATGGCAGTGTCTTTCGACATGGAGAAGAAAAGGGAGATAATGGAGAGGGCATCCAGTAAGTTGGTGAACGAGGAGGAAATCAAAAAATCAAAACTTCTCGTAGGTAATCGCGACGATGAGGATGCTGACATAATAGAAGAGGAGTAAGTTGGCTAATATAGACCTTTATGACAATCTAGAGCTCATTATGGAGCAAGGTTCTTCTATGATCAAGTATTATAGAAGCGATCCTGTAATGGCTGCGTATGATCTTTTGAATGTAGATTTAGCCCCCATCCAAAGAGTTATTTTACGTGATATGTGGTTTAAGAGTTTTGACATCACTGTTATGGGTAGAGGTGGTGGTAAAACGTTCTTATTGGGGGTTAACGCTGCGCTGCATGCACTTTTATACCCTGGGTATAGGGTAGGTCTCATTGCACCGTCTTTTCGTCAGTCTAAGATGATTTTTTCGGAAGTTGAGAAAATCTATCAGAGAGCCCCAATATTGAGAGAAGCCACTGCAAAGAAGCCTACACGAGGATCGGATACTTGTTTTCTTAAATTTAAAGGTACAGATTATTCTAACGGGAGCTTCATTGAAGCACTGCCAGTAGGCGTTGACGGTGCTAAAATTCGTGGGTCCCGTTTTTATTTGATCCAAATTGATGAGTTAGCTCAAATGCCGCCGGATATTATTGATTTAGTAGTTCGGCCTATGGGTGCGGTATCACTTGAACCTATGCAGCGTGTACGTGAACGCCAGCGCCAGGAAGAATTGATCAGTCAGGGATTAGCTACTGAAGATGATTTTGCAGATGAAACAGCTAATAAGATGATAATGACTTCATCTGGTTATTTCAAATTTAATCATATGTGGAGTAGAATGAAATCATATTGGAGAGCTATGAAAGAAGAGGGCCAAAAACCTAAATATGCTGTACACCAAGTGCCCTACCAATTCCTGCCAAAAGCGTTTCTGGATGTGGAGAATATTAAGGAAGCGCGTCGTACTATGTCAAGTATTGAATTTACCATGGAATATGAAGCTGTTATGGTTTCTGATAGTGATGGATTTTTTAAGGCGTCGATGCTTGAAGCTTGTACTATGGACAGCACATTTAGTATAAAACTTATGGGAGAAAAAGGAAAAGAATATGTTTTAGGTATAGACCCAAACCAGGGCGGCAAAGCGTCTTGCGGTGTAATTGTAATAGAAATAGGAGATCCTCACAAAATAGTGTATGTTAGCGAGTTGAAGAAGAAGACTACTCAAGAAATGGTTATGGAATTTCAAAGACTTACTGATGTATTCAAGGTTGTTCGCATATTTATGGATTCTCAAGGCGGTGGTAAACCTATTAGAGATTTATTACAAGAAGGTTATAATAATCACGAACCTATTTTAGATATGGACGACGAGACTACGTTGGGCAAACCAGGCAAACGTATTCTTCAACTAATCAATCCAAGTACATCTTGGATAAACGATGCCAACTTTGACACTCTAGCTATGTTTGAACACAAAGATCTTAGATTTCCAAAAATACCTCTTTCATCTGATCCGATCGCAGAAAAACTGTACGAAGAAGTTAGGGTATTGAAATCACAACTATTAAACATAATTGTTACACAAACTGCTCGTGGAGTACGTCATTTTGACACACCTAAGAAAGGGCAAAATAAAGACTTGTATTCAGCTTTGGTATTAGCTGCTTGGGGCGTTAGGGAAATGAATAGAGAATTAATTGAAGAAGATGTGGTTTTAGCTGCCCAGGGTATGATAAGACCTCACAAAGAAGGAGCCAGATTTGCAACTGCTGTGCCAGGCAGTTCTGATAAGGATTATCTAAAAGCTGCTGTTTTGACTAAAAGAAAATAATCTAACCATAATTTAGTAGAGGCATGTCCTCTATACTATATTAGGAGATTTGACATGGGACCAGACGCACTGCCCCCAAAATTACCGATAGCGGAAGAACCTGTAGAAGCGCCCGAATCTCGTAATGATGATCTAAATATTACTACTGTAAAAGATATGGTAGGGCGCATACATTTGAAGATAGATGAATTTGCCGATGAAATTGATGAGGAATTCATCAAAGAGATGGAAGCCCAATTGAAAGCCAAGAAGAACGGTGAAGGGTATTTTATATGTAAGAACCGTTATTGGGATCTTTATCTGCAAAAATTATTTGCCCAAATGATTAGTGTTAAAATATGGATTATAGCTTTAATAACTATTTTGTTAAAACTGGCTTTAATAACTAATATACAGTTTGCTTCTATACTAGGAATTATTATGGCTTTGAAAGGGGCATTTTCTGTTGCAGATGTATGGAAAAAGAACGGCAATGGCAACCATAATGCTATAGACAAAACATAAGGAGTATTTGTATGGATTCTGAAAAATTACAAAAAGTTACAGCCGATCTAAAAGAACAATACCCAGATGTGGGTATACAAAAAATTGAAGTGGATGAAAAGAGCGGAAAATCTACCTTCTTTGTCAACCCCACCGATAAAGTTTTGGCAACACTGCCGCCGGAAAAAGCTGTTAATTTACATGGAGCTGCTGAATTTGCTTCTACTTTAAGGCGTGATGTTATAGATCGTTCTGTATTAGACTTAATTAAAAAGTCGGTTTCAGAAGAAGATCCTCATGAAATATTTAAGAGATCTATGAAGTATTATTATGAGGCTGATTATTATGGTTCTCATATAGATATTTTAACAAACTTTGCAGCAAAAGGATTTGAGAATGATTTAGATGACGACAAAATTAAAGCTTTTTACGATACTTGGAATTTTGATGTGAATTTCAAACAAATTATCGATTGGATATTCTTTGATTTTTTCCGTGTTGGTATGGTCAGAACTTATAAAATAATAGGCAAATATGAACCGGGCGTGAGTTATTTATCATCTATACCAGGCATGAAGAAAGCTAGAGGTGATCTTAAAGAAATTACTGAAAGAGCTGCTCGTATACACGAGAAGAGGCTACAGAAACTTGATGAAAAATTGAGTAAGCTCGACGGTCGTAAAAAGTCTGAGAAGGCATTGAAGGAAGAATTGGCAGCTAAAAAAAGAGTGTGGTCCAAAGGATTTATGCCGATAGCTTACACAATTCTGAACCCACTGTTAATAGAAATAGAAGGCAGTTTGTTATTTGACAAAACTAAAGTTACATTAAAGCCTTCAGACGAGCTTAAAAAACTGATAAAAAAACCTTTAAATGAATTGACAGACGATGAAAAAATGGTGCTTAAACTTTTGCCTTCAGATTTCAAAAAATCTGTTGAAGAAGGCGGCGGGGTTGTTCTTGACCCGTTATTTGTGGGCGATATAGATTATAGAAAACAACCTTATGAGCGTTATCCAAAACCCCGAGGCGTTAAAGTTTTTGATGCTATAGAGTACAAAAACTCACTACGTGAAGCTGATTTGAGTACTCTTGATGGTATTAGTAATTATATTTTGAAGGTAACAGTAGGAAACGATGATTACCCTGTAACTGATCAGTCACAACTGGAAACAGTTGCTCAACTATTTAATACTACTTCAAAATCTTTTGACGTAGTTTGGAACCATACTTTACAGGTAGAAAAAATAGTGTCGCCAGAAATTGAAGCTGTTTTAGGTCAAGATAAATATGCCCAGGTAAACGAAGATATTAGCGGTGGTCTTGCTTTTACTAGGGCGTTAGTGGATGGTGCGACAAACGTCCAGCAAGCGGAAGCAGGTCTTATTGTTAAGACCGTTATTGAAGAGGTAAATTATGCTAGAAGGCAGGTAGAAAGGTGGATTTATAATGAATACAGGCAGATAGCGGAAGCTATGGGTTTTGATAGATTTCCTAAAGTTAGATGGGATAATACAGTTCTACGTGATATTATATTGTACATGAGCACTATTTCTCAACTGGTTGACAGACGAATGCTCTCATATGAAACTGCTCTTGAGCAGCTTGGATTTGATTATAATAACGAACATAGTAATATGGAAGACGAGCTGCCAGATGTTTTGAAGGGTGTTTTAGGCATATTAGGTAGTCCGTTTCAGCAGTCAAAAACCCAACCAACTCAGAAAGCGCCGACAGGCACGCCATCTAATGGACGCCCAAAGGGGCAGGTACCAAAGAAAAAGCAACCTAATACAAATACTAAAAAGAAAACTAAAGTACCTAACCAAGCTCCAAGTAATCAGCCAAGCGGAAGTCCACAAGCTGCTGATATAAATATAAAAACTTTAATTGCCAATGCTGCGGAAATTATGGATGAAGAACAATTTAAAGCATTTTTAGAAGGATTTTTGAAAGAACTATGAAATGCCAATTCCGAGTAGTGGCATGTATTTAACTAACCGTATTATATTATAGAGGACTATTATTTTTAATAGGGGAGGACTTGTTGTGAAAAATAAATATAACTCGGTTACGCTAGAGGCGGAAATCGAACTTTTTGAGGGCACGGAGGAGCTCAAACAGGAAGTTGCCTCAGTAGTACCGTTTCCAGAAAACAAAACCCCGGATATGCTATTCTTTTCTGGTATTTTTGTATCTTCAGGGGAGAATTTGAATAAGGCGTTTTTCCTACCCTCCGAACTTGTCAAATCACATACTACTATTAATAACAAGGCGCTAGACATTGAGCATGATGAAACCCAAATTATTGGGCATATATATTCAAGTGCTTTTGTAGACCGCCATGGAAATAAACTTGATATTGCTACTCTGCAAGACATGAAACAAGTCGAACTAGAAAAAATGGATATAGATGTTATGATTGCAGGTATTATATATAAAAGCAGATTTCCAGAACTTGCCAAAGAAGTTAAAGATAACAAATGGAAACTATCTATGGAAACCTATTTTCAAGATTATGATGTGAAAATAGGGGATCTTATATTGTCGAAAAAGGAAGCTGAAGCCTTAGGGCTGGCATCAGATAATGTATTAGGGCGTGTAGCGCGAATTCTAAGAAGGGGAAAGGAAATAGCAAAGGGAGAGATTGCCAGGGTTTTAAGAAATTTATTGTTTTCGGGATGTGGATTGGTTAAAAATCCTGCCAATCCTAGATCAGTAATTCTGGAAACAGCTAAGAAAAGAGAACTGGAAGAGGGGGAAATAGTTGTGGAAATAGAACCCATTGAAAAGGAAATAGCTGAATCGATTGTAACATCTCCGGCAGCTGTACCAGGTGGGCCTGATAGTTACGATATACGCACGCAAACTAGTCCTGGCATTTGTGTAAGCTATAAAAGACGTGTTATAGATGCCACTTTTGAAGGACCAGATACTAAAGTTTTACATGAAGATTGGTGTACTCTTTATGACACTGGATGTACGTCTCCTTCCAGAGGTGCTGATCATCCAGAGTGTATTAGACATCAAGTAATAGAAGTTACTGGGAATTATACCCAACGCAAGTTAGATGATATGAAAGCTAAAGACAAACGAGGCAGTCTTTTGGCCCAATTGAAAAGCTTGTTAGGGATTTAAAAATTTAAAATAGGAGGAAATCGCTCATGCCACAAGCACAAGTTGGAAAAACAAAGAGTGTGCCCAAAGTTGTTAGGGTGAATGCTGCTGACGGTGAAGCCGTATTGTACCGTAATTTAGGCAACGGACGTAGACTCCCTTTCATGTGGGGTACTGATGTTACGTTGGCATCCGGTGTTACCGATGTGGTAATATCCAGCGGTGTTTCGTTCAATGATCATAAAGTGTCTGAAGGTATAGTTGTAGTTACGCCTACTAATGCTGATAGCGCTGCTAAGGAGTATTATGTTAGCAAAGATACCGGTACAAATAAGGTATCACTTACAGTTAATAGTAATACTACAGATTTAGCTTTTGACGTTATGATTATGTTGGGCGTTGGTTACGATTTTTTAAGTACTCACAGTAACCAGATTTGGAAAAGATCATATAGTAATTAATTCATTAATACGAATTAGGTCAAGGAAATGGGACATTCCAATTACTAATACGGGGTTGGTCATTAATTTTTAAATGTTGAAAAATTATTATAGGGAGGTTTAGTTTATGTCTGATAAACTTACTCAAGATATTCGTGCAGAAGTTGACAATATCTTTAAGCAGAAGGAAGAAGTTGCTATGAGGAAACAGACTGAGGAAGCTCTTAATAAATCCGCTGAGAAAATAAACGAGCTGGTCGCATCTTTGGAGGCAAAAGATGAAGAACTTAGTGCGTCTGTATCAAAGCTGGAAGAGCTTGAAGAAACTGTTTCTGAACTTTCTACTGCTAATAAAGATTTTGAAAAGAATCTTGAGAAAGCGACCTCTGATTTTGAAGCTGAGAAGGAAGAATTGACCACAAGAGCGGAAACGGCTGAAAAAGAACTTGAGGACATGAAAAAGGATCAGCTTGCACAAGCTCGATTCGAAGAACTCAAGAGCGAAGGCGTGGCCGCTACTGATGAGAAAGCTGTAGAAGATCAGGTTGCTAAGATTCGCGAGATGGAAGACGAGAATTTTGAAGCTTACAAGGCAGAACGCGTTGAACTACGTAAATCTGTTATTGCTGAGCTGGAAGCGTCTTCTGAAGAAGAAACAGCTGAAGAAGAAACTGAAGAGGAAGAAACCGCTTCTGAAGAGGAAACTTCTGAAGAGGAAACCGAAGAAGAGGAAACTGCTTCTGAGGAAGAAACTGAAGCTGAGTTAGAGGACGAGGAAGAGGCTGCTGCCGATTCTGAAGATCCGATAGAGCCGATGAAAGCTATGGCCGCTCTACTCAATATGGAAGTCGCTCCTGGTAAAGATATGCTTAATAAGTATAAAGACCTAGGAAAAGCGATGGCTAAGAAGTATGAGAAAGAGGAAAAGAGCGAGTAATCGTTGAAAATATTGTAAGGAGGGAAGGTAATTATGTTTATTCCTAGACATCCTGTTGTAGAAAATCAATTTTGTCAGTTTGCAACAAGTTCAGGCGCAGCTGCTGTTGCTGGTGCTGGTGGTGTTTTAGCTTATGCAGGTTCGGCTTGCTATCTTGACACTACTTTGGCTGATGGTACTGTTAGAATTTATGGTGCCGATGAGGCTTATGAATGTTTTGGTTTCTTGATGCAGAAAGTTAAGGCCGGCTACCATAGTATTCATCCAGCTGGAATGGTGCTTCCTGGAGATCTCGGATCTTCAGACGTCATTGCACAGCCTAGTTATACTGCTAATGGTGTTATTAATGGTTCGAAACCTGCTCCTGTAGGTGTTGCTCACTTAGGTATTTGGGATACTATTCATTATTGGAATAATAGCCTGGCTTTAGCTGGTGGTGCTGAACTTGGAATACGTAAAACTAGTATTTCTGAGCTTACTGGTCAAGCCGCATCTATGAATACTCTTGCGGACGGTAATAGCGGTGAGTTGTTGAATGCTAAGGTTGCTATTGTACTTAAAGGCGCTAGTGCTGCTCAGGTTATAGCTAATCAGAATAATACCACGCTTTATCCTATCAGGATAAAATTACTTTATTAAAATAAATCAAGGAAGAGAAGTATGGATTAAAGCACGTTTAGTGCATCCAAAACTACTTGAGGGAGGAATGTTAGGTTATGGATAGAAAAGAAATGCAAGATCTGTTTAAGGCTACAGCTGCTATCAACACTCCGGAAGGATTGATGGCATATAAAGCTTTCGCTGCTGCTCTAACAACTCCGATCCTTCAAGCTATAGAGAGACAGTCCATTATGAGACAGCTATTTGCTGTTGAAAGACTAGGACCGGGAGCACAGGCAAGTTATCCTGTTGCTGAAGATTTTGAAATTCCTGTATGGGTTTTACCGGGTCTTGGTTATGTTGCTCAGAACTTCATCGAGGGTATAGGAGAAGAAGTATATGTTCCTACGTTTACCATCGATGCGTCTGGTGACTGGAAACTCACTTATGCTAGGGATTCGAGAATTGATATTGCGGCTCGAGCTGCTGAAAAAGCTGCTAAAGCCATGTCAGATTACGAAGAAGAATGTGGTTGGAGGGTTATTCTACCTGCGGCTACTTCGAGATTTTTTGGAAAGGGTTTGTTAGGATCACGTCCAGCTCCTATTTATGAAATTAATCCCGCATCTACCGGTGCTGGGTATCTTTCAAAAGAGCTTATCAACAAGATGATTGTTGGTTTTAAGAGAATTGGTCGAACTCTTACCGATCTGTATGTTTCACCTGAAGACGCTGCTGATATTCGTGAATGGACGGATACCGATATTGATCCAGTAACTAGGAGAGAAATCTTTCAGGCTGCTGGTATGGGAAGCATTTGGAATGTGACCCTTCATGAGGTACAGCATCTAGGTGCTACTGGTCTGTATAACATTAATGGAAGTACATCAGCATATGGTAAGTTTATTGCTGGTGGTGGAGAAGTATATAACTCATATACTTTGGATAATCCTAATGTTACTGGCGCTGATGGTACCGTAACTACTTTGGGCGAGACCCAGGTTATTGGTTTTGACCTTAGTGTTAATGATTCATTGGTTATGCCTATCCGCAAAGAGTATGAAGCTTATGACGATCCTACCCTACTTAGAGTCCAGAAAGCTGGATTCTTCGGTTGGGAAGAAATTGGATTTGCATGTCTTGATCCTCGTATGCTCGGTATGGGAATCATCGATAGATCATTATAATCTGAATTTTAGAGTGAACTGTTGGCGTGTCTCGCCAACTATGGTGGGACACGCTTTTTTACAGGAGAAGGGTATATGTCTTTAGCTTTGGAAATTGTTTGTACTATAATTTTAATTGAAGCTATAACTAATATCTTGACGAAATCTGATATATTCAGACCGTTAAGGGCATATTTATTTGGAAGTAAAAACAAAGTATTAAGATTTATACATAATATATTAGATTGTCCCTATTGCACGTCAGTGTGGGTGAGCCTGTCCAGCATAATATTGCTGTGTTTATATCTAAATAATCTTCTGCCACGGATACTGGCGTTGTTTTTTATGGGCATAGTGTTACATAGATTATCAAACATTTTACATTTTGTAATTGATAGAATTGATTCAAACCATATAGGTTTGGACAAGGAAAACGAATAGAAATAAAGAAAGTGAGGACAAGGTAAATGAACGGATATGTAAAAAACAAAGGCGTGACATGGCGTCATGCAATGAAAAGATCAGTTGGTCCAGGCCATCAAATTCCTTTGGACGAATTATTTGAGCAATACGGTCCAAAACATGATTTAAAAGAAGGCGAACCTTTTGTTGAATGGCTTCGGAATGTTAAACTTAGAGATACCACCACTTGGGAAATTGTATACAAAGATAGTGTTGAGAAAGACGAAAAAGCAGAAAAAACTATCAAAGATAAACAAGCAAGTGAGATGGTAGTTCCCCACGTTAAAAAAGAAATGGAAGTATCTGAGGTAGTTAAGATGTCAGTTAGAACCGCTAGAGTCGAGTTGAAAAAAATAACTGATATTAAACTTCTCAAATACGCTCTAGGCGAAGCTAATCAACTTGCTAATAAAGATACTTTAGTGAGAATGTTAAGAAAACGTGTTCAGGAATTAGAGATTACTAGGAGGTAATCTAGATGTCAACAAAAACCTATGATAGAAACTTAAGATCTCCTAAATTTTATAGCACAGCTATATCTGGACGTGAAGGCAATAATCCCGAGATAACTCTTTATTATGATTCTGCTGGGAACTTGGTCAGAATAGAAGAGTGTATGAGACAGGATAGAGATACTATACATATGTGGGCTCAAACTGTTTCTGGATCTGCTTTTGCTCAACAGTGGCCTAACTATACGGCTACTATAGTTTACAGTCCATGGGAAGAGACTACGTACTCTGGCTAAAAATAGGAGGTAATCTAGATGTCAACAAAAACCTATGATAGAAACTTAAGATCTCCTAAATTTTATAGCACAGCTATATCTGGACGTGAAGGCAATAATCCCGAGATAACTCTTT